CCATCATCAAAGACGAGGTCTACAGGCAACTCGACGAGATGCCTTCCCTCGCATACCACTGAGGCTACCCTCATGACCCTTAGAGTGAAACCCGGTACGAAAGTCCGGGCACGTCCCCCGTCTTCGCTCGCCGGCTGGATCGGCTACGTCTCTCACGAGTCGTCTGTCATCCCGAACCACGAACGTGTCTTCTTCCCCGACCTCGACGTCACCCTGACCTTCGGCCACGAAGAGCTCGACATGTGGGCAGAGGAGGGCGCTCTGCTCTCCGACTTATTCGTCGAAGCCGACGAAGAGGTCCGCGACTGCGACATCTACAAGGCAGTCAATCAGCGTCTTCTCCAGCAGCAGGATCCAGGCGACGAGAACGACTACGACGACGAGTGGGCGGACTGCGCTCCGGACGACGATGCCTTTGACCCGTGGGCCAACTACGAGATCCACGAGGGCGAGGACTTCGTCCGCGAAATCAACGAGAACAACCACGGCTTCGATGCTGAGGTCTACGTTGCAGATGGCGACATCATCAGCCACCTCGTCTCCCTCAACATCTCGCACCTCTTCGATGGTGAGCCAGGGGATACCGTTGGCATCCTCCTGACCCCCGACGCAGCCTACAGCCTCGCAGAGCTTCTCCTCGACGCCGCCGCAGACGCCGAGACCAACGCCGCAGCCTAACAACAGCATCCCGTGGGCATACCCACGTTCTAATGCACCACAACAGGAATATATCGCTTGTCTGGTAAGAAAAATATCAAGTTCATTTCCCCCGTTGGAACCCTCCGGTACCCTCGCATAACTGAGGCCGACACCGGAGGGCAGTACTCTGACGGTAAGTACAAGACGCAGATTCTGGTGCCGAAGAAAGAGGCCCAGGCATTGATCAAAGAGCTCCAGGCGATTGCTAAGGAAGAGCTCAAGGGTCTCAAGAACCCGCACATGCCCTTTAAGCCTGACAAGGACGACGAGGACACCATCGTGTTTGTTGCCAAGTCCAAGTTCCAGCCGCTCGTGTTCGACGGCAAGGGCAAGCAGGTCAAGAAGCTCACCGAGCGTGTCGCAGGCGGTACTGTCGCCCGCGTCGCCGGCACCGTGTTCCCGTATGAGAAGGGCCTTAGCTTGCAGTTCAAGCAGGTCCAAGTTCTCGAGCTCGTCACTGGCGCTCAGTCCATGTTCGACCAGATGGAAGGCGAGTTTGACGCCTCCGAGTTCGACAAGAGCGACGAAGAGAAGACCTTCGACGGCGGCACCTCCGGGGAATCCACGGACGGCCCCGACATCTAATGCATTACGGTCAGCAGCGGCAGCGTCTTCGGATCATCGAAGCCGCCCGCTCTGGCCTTGAAAAGCGAGTGCTTGCAGACCTCGACGACAAGGGCGTTGGTTACGAATACGAGACCATCAAGGTCGCCTACACGCTCCCCTCGAAGCCCAAGAAATACACCCCCGACATCGTCTTGCCGAACGGCATCATGATCGAGTGTAAGGGCATGTTCGAGAGCTCCGACAGGACCAAGCACCTCGCTATCAAGGCCGCTCATCCCCGCCTCGACATCCGCTTTGTATTCTCGCGCTCGAGCTCCCCTCTCTACAAGGGCTCCAACACGACCTACGCCATGTGGTGCGAGGACAATGGGTACAAGTACGCCGACAAGTTGATCCCCCAGGAGTGGCTCGAAGAATGCCCCGGTACGTCACTCGCCCACATTATCGGAAGCGTCGACATAAAGCAGACGACGACCAGTGGGACACGGACAAAGGCCTCATCCCCGAGCTCACCGTCTACGAAGCGGAAGAGCCCTACGAAGAAACGGGCCTCCTCGACCACCGCGGAGACAAGCTCTACCGAGACCTGAGGCCATACCCCTGTGGATTCCACACCGACATCGATCCGGATGATCTGTAACTGCGCCTTCTGCCGGCGCTCCCCCTACCACAACGAGAGAAACGACATCAATGAGAGAACTGTCAATGAAACCTCAAGCTCGGAAAATCCTCCGTCACCTCGAGAAGAACCCCTCGATCTCCCCTCTTGAAGCCTTGGGCGTCTACGGAGTGTTCCGCCTCGCCGCGGTCATCTTCGATATCCGCAAGCATGGCTTCGACGTTAACTCGAGTTTGCACACTGATGCCAATGGCAAGCGGTACGCCCGCTATAGCCTCGCGAGGGTCTAATGGCTGGACGTCAATGCTTTCTAAGAATGGAGGAGTGCATTCCCGCCGTCATGGATGCCTTGCGCGCTGGGGAACGCCTGACCGCTAAGGAAGTGTCACAGATGTGGAACCTCAACTACGGAGCCGCCCGCACCACCATGGCCGTCCTCCGCATCGCGGGGGCCATCAAAGGCGAGTTGGTAAAGGGACGGAAGTCAAAGCGCCCCTACAATGTCTACTACATCTGACGCCACCTTCCTTCACTACGAACCCTGCCCATCATGCGGATCCCGCGACAACCTTGGGAGATATAGCGATGACCATGCGTACTGTTTCGGCTGTGGTCACTATGAGCCCGGAGGAGACCAGAAAATCTCTACTGAACCTGAGAGTGAGTTTGAGGAAGGCGAGAGCGGAACTGGACGTCGCGAGTTGGCTCGCGGAAGTGTTGACGCAATCCCTAATCGGTCCCTCGACGAATCCACCTGTCGTAGATACGGATACGAAGTCGGAGAGATCGACGGAAAGAAGTGTCACATCGCCACCCACAAAGGTGCCAATGGGTTAGGCGTCGTCCAGAATATCCGGTTCACTGGCAAGAAATTTCAGATACGCGGGGACAGCAAGCAATTCGGCTTCTACGGCGATTGGCTGTTTCCTGGCGGCGGTAAGTATTTGTGTATTACGGAGGGGGAGATCGATTGTTTGTCGGTCTCCCAGGCCTTCGGGAATAAGTACCCCGTCGTGTCTTTGCCTCATGGGGTGAAGTCCGCCAAGAAGGCCGTCCAGAAGCGGTACGAATGGCTCGAGCTCTTCGACGCCATCATCCTCATGTTCGATACTGACGAGCCTGGGAAGGCAGCAGCGGCCGAAGTGGCTGAGATGCTTCCCCCAGGCAAGGTCAAGATTGCCAGCCTGCCATTGAAGGACGCCAACGAGTGCCTGATGGCGGGGCAGACAGAGGCCATCGTAAAGGCCTTCTGGAACGCCAGACCTTTCAGGCCTGACGGCATCGTCATGGCGACCGACTTGCGTACCCTCGTCACCGCTGAGCTCCCCATGGGCCTCTCATATCCATGGGAGGGCATCAATGGCCTGACCAGGGGCATCCGAGATGCCGAGCTCGTCACTATCACCGCGGGCTCAGGTCTCGGAAAGACGACGTTCGTTCGTGAGATAGCCTACCACCTCCATTGGGTTCACAAAGAGCCCATAGGCATGCTCATGCTCGAGGAGGGCAACCGCAAGACCCTCAGGGGCCTCACGGGCCTCCACATGAACAAGAACCTCATAGTGGACGACGCGAACCCTGCGGAGATTGACGCCGCATTCGCCGCACTCTTTGCGGAGAAGGACATCGCCCTCTACGACCACTTCGGATCCACGGAGGTGGAGAACATCTGCCAGCGGATCCGCTACATGGTCAAAGCCTGTGGCGTCCGGAGGGTCATTCTCGACCACCTGTCCATCATGGTCTCTGGCCTGAACGACGGGGACGAAAGGAAACTGATCGATGTGGCAATGACCAAGCTGCGGTCCCTTGTTGAAGAAACCAAGTGTACCCTGTTTGCTGTCAGCCACCTGAAGAGACCCCAAGGGGACAAGGGACACGAAGACGGAGCTCAGGTCCGCCTGGGCCAGCTTCGAGGCTCCCACGCCATCGTACAGTTATCCGACTTCGTCATCGGGCTCCAGAAGCCTGAGGAGGACGTCAATGGCGATTCCGTCGAGGCCGTCATCCTCAAGAACCGGTTCACCGGGGAAAAGGGGAGCGCCGGCCTACTCAACTACAACAGAGACACAGGGAGGCTCACAGAGAGTGCTTTCTGACGACATTGCCTACAAGGTCGAGAAGCTTCGGCAACTCGCCGCGACCATCGATTGGATCCTAAGCAATTGGGAAGCCCACACCGACAAGCAGTTCCAGGCTCTCAACCTTCAACACTTACGGGACCAGCGCAAGACGCTGCTGGCCACCTTCCCACCCACACGCCTCATAGTGGATAACACCCGTGGACGGTCCAGCGACACTGTTCTTCATTTTCCTCGCCATCATAAACGCCAAGGGTAAGCTCGACACGAGCGTGACCCAAGCGGAGGCCTGCCCCGACACCAAGAAGGCAGCAGCCATCTTCACCCGCTGGCAGAAGAAGCACCTCATCCGCCACTTCGACATCACCTGTTACGAAGTGAAGGCCGAAGATCCGGAGACATAATGGCATCATACATATTCGACTTGGAATCCGATGGGTTCCTCGACGAAGTAACGCGACTCCACTCACTCGTCTTAAAAGACATCGACACAGGCAAAGTGTACTCCTACCACGGTTCCTCGATACCTGAGGGCCTCGAGCGCCTCCGCGACGCTGACAAGGTAGTGGGTCATAACTGCATCCGCTTCGACATCCCCGTTATACGCAAACTACACCCTGCGTATGCCCCGAAAGGGAAGGTCCGTGACACCCTGGTCATGGCCCGCTTGATCCACTCCAACATCAAGACGGACGACTCGATCAAGAAAATACCGGGTGATATCTTTGGCTCCCATTCCCTTAAGGCGTGGGGCTACAGGCTCGGGGAACGTAAACAGGAATACACCGGAGGCTTCGCTGAGTGGTCTCCGGTCATGCAAGAGTACTGCGAGCAGGACGTCGAGGTAGGCTTTCGCCTGTACTGGCACCTGAAGTCGCAGAACTACTCCAAACGCGCCCTGCGTATGGAGCACAAGGTTGCCGAGCTCTGCGCCAAGATGGAGCTCAACGGCTTCCCTTTTGACGTGCAGGGAGCCGGCAAGCTCTATGCAGCATTGGCCGGCAAACGAGACACCCTCAAGGTGTCCCTACAGAACCTGTTTCCGCCCTGGCAGGCCGTTGACCGCGTTCTGATCCCCAAGCGGGACAACATCAAGAAGGGCTACCGGAAGGGTATTCCGGTGACCCACTACAAGACCGTCAGCTTCAACCCCGCCAGCCGACACCACATCGTCCATTGCTTTAAAGAGCGGTATGGATGGCAACCCAAGGTGAAAACGGAGAACGGCAACCCGAAGGTCGACGAGAAAGTCCTATCGGCTCTCCCGTACCCCGAAGCGAAAGCGTTGGCCGAGTTCTTCGCCCTCGAGAAGCTGATCGGAATGATTGGCGAAGGAAACCAAGCATGGCTCAAGGTAGAGAAGGGCGGGAAGATCCACGCTTCCTACAATACGATGGGCGCAATCACGTCCAGGGCATCTCATGCATACCCCAACATCGCCCAGGTTCCGAAAGTAGGCAAGAGCCCCTATGGGGAGGCCTGCCGCTCTCTCTTCCGAGTACCCCCAGATTGGGTGATGCTCGGCTCAGATATGAGTGGGCTGGAGCTCCGCTGCCTTGCTCACTATGTGGCGCATTGGGATGGCGGTGAGTACGCTCGAGAAGTCGTCGAGGGTGACGTCCACACCATCAACCAGAAGGCCGCAGGCATTGAGACCCGCGATAAGGCTAAGACGTGGATATATGCATACCTGTACGGTGCCGGCGACCAGAAGCTCGGTAGCATCGTTGGTGGCAGTGCTGCCACAGGCAAGAAGATGCGCGATGCCTTTCAGTCGAATCTACCGATTGGCAAGCTCAAGCTTCACGTGGCGGGTGCCGGAAAGAAAGGGCATCTCAAAGGCCTGGACGGACGGCTGGTCCCCATCAGGAGCGACCACGCGGCCCTGAACACTCTCTTGCAGAGCACCGGGGCCATCCTCTGCAAAGAATGGATAACACTCATAGAGGACGCACTACAGGATAACGGTCTAACCCATGGCTGGAACGGCGACTACGTCTTCCTATGCTGGGTTCATGACGAAGTTCAGATCGCTGTGCGC